GAATATGGCGATTTTACACTAAGATTTTTGGTGGATGAGAAACTTGAAAATTATATGTCTATTCATAATTGGTTAACTGGATTGGGATATTCAGAAACCACTCAAGATTTTAAGGACTTAACAACAGCAGATTATGGTAGAGATAACCAACTACAGTTCAGTGATGGTAGTTTACATGTACTGAACAGTAACTATAGAACCCAAGCAATTGTAAAGTTCAAAGATTTATTTCCAACGTATCTAACGTCTCTAGAGTTTGAAGCAACCGATGCTGATTATAACTACTTTACAGCAGAGGTGACATTCAAGTATACTGTGTATAATATACTAGCAGCGGACGGTAGAACTGCATTATGAATCTTGACAAAATTCAGGAGATGTGGGAAAAAGATTCTCAAATTGATCCTGATAATCTACATGACGAATCTATAAAAATTCCTCAACTTCATGCAAAGTATTATACCTTATTCAACACAATCACCTTATTAAAAGAAAAGGCGAGGGAGTCTCATAATAAAGTAAAACTTGAAAGGTATCAATACTACACAGGAAAGGCGGAACCAGACGTTTATGAAGAAGAACCTTTTCCATATAAAGTTAGGGATAAGGAAGCAATACAGAGGCATATGGATGCTGATGAGAAACTGAATAACATTAGTATGAAAATTAGATATTATGATGTGATGCTTCGTTTCCTTGAAGACATTATCAAGACAATATCTAATAGAACTTTTCAAATTAAGAATGCAATCGAGTGGAACAAATTCCAATCAGGATTCAACTAATGTACAAAGAAGATCCAAACGATCAGTATTACAGTATAGAATTAAATATCCATGGAATCAGAGCAATTCATACTGGACTATCCCAAGCAGTAGATAAGTGGGCTGGAGGAGATCCTTTAGAACAAGAAAATCTCCAATCAATGAGAGATCATTTCTATAGAATTATTTTAGAACATTCTTTTGAAAATATGAGTTTAGATTGAGGCAATAAATATCTATAGGTGATACTTATAGATTATGTCTCATTTGATTATATCAAAAAAGAACGAGGTATATCTGCAGGTAAAGGCAGAACCTCACGTCTACTACGAATTGGCAGATCAGTTTACCTTCGAAGTACCAGGCGCCAAGTTTATGCCTCAATACCGTAACAAGTATTGGGATGGAAAAATTCGTTTATTCAATACCCAGACTGGAGAAATATATGTCGGGTTATTGGATAAACTCATAAGGTTCTGTGAAACTCATGAGTACACATATGAGTTCATGGATAATAAATTTTATGGACTTCCTTTTGAGGTTAACGACTTCATCTCAAAGGAAGGCGTTAAAGACTACATGAAATCTATTTGTAAGTATTCTCCAAGGGATTATCAGATAGAAGGTGTTTACGACGCTCTAAGACATAATAGAAGACTGCTGATATCCCCAACTGCTTCGGGAAAGTCTCTAATGATATATTCTCTTGTGAGATACTACGTTGAGAAGCAACAAAATATTCTGATAGTCGTTCCGACGACTTCGCTAGTAGAACAGATGTATAAAGATTTTGCAGACTATGGTTGGGATGTAGGTTCATTTTGTCACAAAATATATGCGGGACGTGAAAGAGAAACCGATTCTCAGGTAATCATTACCACCTGGCAATCCATCTACAAACTCCCCCGCAAATATTTTTCAAGATTTAATGTGGTAGTTGGAGATGAAGCACACCAATTTAAATCGAAATCTTTAATATCTATAATGTCAAAACTTTCGGATGCAAAATACCGATTTGGTTTTACAGGAACACTAGATGGCACTCAGACACATAAGTGGGTTCTAGAGGGGTTGTTCGGTCCATCATATAAAATCATCAAGACTGAGGAATTGATGAAAAAAGGACATGTTGCCAAACTAGACATTAATGTGCTTCTACTGAAGCATCCTGCACATAGATTTGAAAATTTTGAAGAAGAAGTTCAGTACATTATCAATCATGATAGACGAAACAAGTTTATACGTAACCTTGCCCTTGATCTTAAAGGCAATACACTCATACTATTTTCCCGCGTTGAAGGGCATGGACAACCATTATTCGATTTAATAAATACTGGTAGTGTAGAAGAAAGAAACGTTTTCTTTGTTCATGGTGGAGTGGCAACAGCAGATAGAGAAAAAGTAAGGGAGATTACTGAAAGAGAAGACAACGCGATTATTGTCGCTTCATATGGTACGTTCTCTACTGGTATTAATATCAAGAATCTCCATAATGTCATTTTTGCTTCTCCTTCCAAGTCTAGAATACGGAATCTCCAGTCTATTGGACGTGTACTTAGAAAAGGAAATAACAAGACAAAGGCAACACTCTATGATATTGCTGACGACATTTCCTACAAATCCAGGAGAAATTACACACTTAATCATCTGATCGAAAGAATAAAAATTTATAACGAAGAAAACTTTAATTATGACATCGTAAACATACCGCTAAAGAATTAAATGGAAGATTGTTTTCACGCTATTATAAAACTTACATCTGGTGAAGAAATTTTATCATTAGTATCCATTGATGATAATGATGGAGATCCCCTAATTATTCTTCAGAATCCAATCATTATGAAAATGATAGAAACTCCTCATGGAGTTCATGTTAAAGTAAAGTCATGGATAGAACTCTCTACTGATGATATCTTTATTGTTAGACAAGATAAAATCATTACTATGACAGAAACATCAGATGAAAGATTGATTGATATATACACTAGCTACATCGAAGATGATGACAGCATAGAGTTGTACACTCCACCACAAAGAAATCAAGGTAAAACAAAACCATCTAAAAAGATGGGTTACCTCTCCTCAGTAGAAGAAGCACGTAAAACCTTAGAAGATATATTTAATAAACCTGTAGATCCAATAGAAGGCTAGATCTCATCCTTCAACCCGGACAAAGGTAGTCTACATATAAATCATCACCTTGTCAAGCCCTTTAAGTTGTGTTATAATAAAAACAACTTATATTATTAAGAGTCCGATGTTATGTCCAGAAAAAAACCAGAACATTATGTAAACAATAAAGAGTTGTTAGAAGCAATGATTGTCTACCGAACTAAGGTAGAAAAATCATACATGAAGTCTTTCAATAAAGATCTCACTGAGCAACCGAAACAAGAAAGAGGAAAACAATGGGAAGGCAAACCTCCTATTCCAAACTATTTGGGTGAGTGCTTTTTGAAAATTGCTACGCATCTTTCATATAAACCTAATTTTGTCAACTACATGTTCAGGGAGGACATGATTTCTGATGGAATCGAAAATTGCGTTCAGTACATTCATAATTTTGATCCTGCGAAATCCAAAAATCCTTTTGCTTACTTTACGCAAATCATTCATTATGCGTTTCTCCGAAGAATCCAAAAGGAGAAAAAGCAATTAGACATCAAAACTAAAATCATTGAAAAGACTGGATTTGATGAGGTTATGATGGTTGATGACAGCTTGCTTTCTGGACATAGTTCGGACTATAATACTATTAAAGATAATATTCAATATAAAAATCGATGAAGGTTGCCATCATTACAGATACTCACTATGGTGCTCGTAAGGGTTCTAAGTATCTGCATGACTATTTTGAGGCATTCTATAAGGACGTGTTCTTCCCTGCCTTAGAAGAGCACGGAGTGCAGACTGTCATACATATGGGTGATGCTTTCGATAGTCGAAAATCTATTGACTATCAGAGTCTTGATTGGGCAAAGAGGGTGGTTTTTGATCCTCTTTCAAAGTATGATGTCCACATGATTATTGGAAATCATGACACATATTACAAAAACACAAATGAAGTAAACTCTCCAGAACTATTACTTCAAAAGTATTCCAATATTAAAGCATATAGCAAACCGACAGAGGTTAATATTGGAGGATTAGACATTTTATTTCTACCATGGATTAATAACGACAATGAAAAACTTTCTCTTGAGTATATTGAAAAGACAAGTTGCCAGTGCGCGATGGGGCACCTTGAGCTCCAAGGATTTAGAGTTAATCGACAAATCATCATGGAGCATGGTTTACAGAGCAAGTTATTTGAGAAGTTCAGGACTGTCTTCTCGGGGCACTACCATACTCGATCAAATGACGGAAGAATCTTTTACTTAGGAAATCCTTATGAGATGTATTGGACTGATGTGAATGACACTCGTGGATTTCACATCTTCGATACGGAAACCCTCACTCTAACGCCAGTTAACAATCCTTATAAATTATTTTATAATATCTATTATGAGGATACCAATTATAAACTGTTTGATGCTCGTGAGTATACAAATAAAATTGTTAAGGTAATCGTCAAAAAGAAAAGTAAACCAAAAGATTTTGAAAAGTTCATTGATAAACTTTATACCCATGGAGTTCAAGAACTTAAAATTGTAGAAAACTTTGATATTCATGAAAGTGAAGAGTTTGAAGTTGATGACGATGAAAATACAATTTCTATTTTAAATCGTTATATTGATGAGTCAGAGTTTGAGTTTGACAAAAACATTATCAAAGGTATCTTCCAAGATTTGTATCGACAAGCTTGCGAAGTGGAGTAAATGTTTCTTCTAACGATTAAGGACAATAAAGAAGACGGTGCATACGCCGTTCAAGACAGATACGGACGTAAAGTTTTATTTCTCTTTGAAGAAGAGGACGATGCAACGCGCTATGCTTTAATGCTTGAAGATCAGGAAGAAACTGTGATGGATGTGGTAGAAGTAGATGACGAACTTGCCATAAAGACATGTAAGATGTATAATTATCAATATGCTGTGATAACTCCTAACGACATTGTGATTCCTCCTAAGAATGATAACCTTTCAGAAGATTAGATACAAAAACTTCCTCTCCACTGGTAATACTTTTACTGAGATTAATTTTCAAGAACATCACACTAACTTAATCATTGGAACTAATGGTGCTGGTAAATCCACAATGCTGGATGCACTTACATTTGTTCTGTTTAATAAACCCTTCCGTAAAATCAACAAACCACAGTTGATTAATACTACCAATGAAAGGGACTGTGTTGTAGAGATTGAATTCTCTGTGAACAATCGAAACTATCTGGTACGAAGAGGTATTAAACCAAATTTATTTGATATTGAAGTGAACGGGACTCCTCTTCATAAAGAGGCAGATGATCGTTCTAATCAACGTATCCTGGAAGAAAATATTCTTAAGGTAAATTATAAATCGTTCACTCAGATTGTGATTCTGGGCAGTAGCACTTTTGTGCCATTCATGCAACTTACAACATCTAATCGTCGTGAAGTTATTGAAGATTTGTTGGACATTAGAATCTTCTCTGCAATGAATGGATTGATAAAAGATAAGATTCGTACACAGAAAGAAAAAGTTAAGTCTTTAGATTTGAAGAAAGAAAATCTTAAAGACAAAATGAAGATGCAGAAAGACTTCATTGAGGAATTGGAGAACCGTGGTAATGCAAATATAAATGCCAATAGAGAAAAGGTTACCACTTTGGATAATGAAGTTGGTAAGTACATGGAAGAAAATGAAGATACTGAAAAGGAAATTGAGAGACTTTCAAAAGAGCAAGAAGATGTTATTGGTGCAGGAGATAAGTTATCAAAACTAAACAATCTTAAGGGTAAAATCTCCCAAAAAGTAAGCACAATTACCAAAGAACATAAGTTTTTCACCGAAAATACGGAATGCCCTACCTGTGGACAGAACATAGAGGAAGAGTTTAGGTTAAATAGAATTACAGACGCTCAAAATACGGCAAAGAAACTAAAGGAAGGTTTCGACGAGTTGGAATCAACCATTAAGTTTGAACAACAACGAGAGCGTCACTTTAACCAACTATCAAAGGAGATTACTAACCTAACGCATGGCATTTCTCAAAACAATACTCGGATTGCCTCCAACCAGAGACAAATCAGAGATCTTGAGTATGAAATTCAAACTATTACCGAGAACCTTGCAAACCGAAATTCTGAACATGAGAAATTAGACGAATTTAGAGAAAATCTCCAAAAGACAATTGAAGAACTTTCAGTCAAAAAACAAGAAATCGTACATTACGATTTTGCCTATTCTCTACTTAGAGACGATGGCGTAAAAACAAAGATCATTAAGAAGTATCTTCCATTCATTAATCAACAGGTAAATCGTTATCTTCAGATGATGGATTTTTATATTAATTTCCATCTTGATGAAGAGTTTGGTGAAACTGTAAAATCACCTATTCACGAAGACTTTTCCTATAGTTCTTTCAGTGAAGGCGAAAAAATGAGAATCGACTTGGCACTTCTTTTTACATGGAGAGAAGTTGCTAGACTCAAAAATTCAGTAAACACCAACCTGTTGATTATGGATGAGGTATTTGATTCATCACTTGATGGCTTTGGAACGGATGAATTTCTTAAAATTATCCGTTATGTCATTAAGGATGCTAATATATTTGTCATATCACATAAGACAGACTTACAGGATAAATTTCAAAATGTCCTTAAGTTTGATAAAATAAAGGGTTTTTCCCGTATGGTATCATGAACTGGAGAGAAGAATACAAGAGTTACACCAGTAACAAGAAGGAACTTGAGCTTCTAGAGAACGGACCTAAGAGTCTGGCACAATCATGGCATATGCAAGTCATGTATAATAACTGGAAGAAACTCAAGGGGATAAAGGATCCCGAACCTAAAAATTGTCAATCGTCCCTCAAGGAATTTTTCCATGAACACCCCTAACTGGCAACACCACTCTAAGAAAGAACAGAAAAGAACCCTGAAACCACAGGCGATGAGAGCCCGTAGAGAGGCACTCCGCCAATTCAAGAAGCGTCACATGAACCGCCCTGATAAGGCGGTTTCGTCGTATTATGAGTCTATACGAATGATGTTAATCGATGACAGTCAATCACGAAATCAAATCGCATCTGGCTAAACTTCTTGCCACTGAGGATTTGGTGGTTGAACACAAGAAAGTTGATACCGCCTGTTTTAATGTTCATAGTCGTGTACTGACTCTTCCCATGTGGGAGAAAGCAAGTGGTACTGTTTATGATTTATTGGTTGGGCATGAAGTTGGACATGCCCTTTATACTCCCGATGAAGACTGGTTAAAGGAGCATAAAATTCCACCACAGTTTGTGAATGTGGTGGAAGACGTTCGCATTGAGAAGTTGATGAAGCGGCGTTATGCAGGACTCTCTAAAACTTTTTATCGGGGTTATGAAGAACTTGCAGAGCAAGATTTCTTCCAGATTGAAGACGATGATATTACTACTTACAATCTTGCGGACAAAATTAATCTTCACTACAAACTCGGAAACTTTGTAACTATTCCGTTTGAAGATGATGAGATGGAGATTCTTTCCATGGTTGGAGAGACTGAGACTTTTGCTGATGTGCTTGTTATTGCAGAAAAACTCTATAAGTTCTGTAAAGAGAAGCAAAAGGAAGAAACCAAGACTCAGATGGATTCTCTTGAATCTCGGAGTCAGAGTGGTGGCAGTGCCTCTGATTTTGCTGAAGATAAGCAAGAGACTGAGGATGAAGATGGTGAACAAAATTCATCCAGTGAGACTGATTCTTCTCAAGAGGGTTCTCAAGAGAACGATGTCATGCAAGAGGGTGCAACTAATGAACCTGAAGTGAAAACTATGGATTCCCTTGAGGAAGCACTCAAGCATCTTGCCGAAAACAGTGGTTCTGAGAATGTTTATCTTGAGTTGCCGAAACTTGATTTGGATAAAGTTATTGTTTCCAATGCTCAAATTCATGATGGAATCAATAATAGTTGGAATTCGTGGGTAGAAGAAAATGAGTTTAAGTATGAGGATATCTTTGGTGAAGTTGATAAAATCTATCAGCAGTTTAAGAAGTCTGCTCAAAAAGAAGTCAACTATCTGGTGAAAGAGTTTGAGTGTAAGAAAGCAGCAGACTCCTATGCTCGTTCTTCTACTGCTCGCACTGGTGTGCTTGACTGCTCTAAACTGCATACCTACAAGTACAACGAAGATTTATTCAAGAAAGTCACTACCCTTGCTGATGGTAAGAGTCATGGCTTAGTATTCATTCTTGACTGGAGTGCCTCCATGTCTGACGTGATGTTGGATACTATCAAGCAACTTTATAACTTGATTTGGTTCTGTAGGAAAGTCTCTATTCCGTTTGAGGTTTATGCCTTTACGAGTGATTATCCTCTGGTATCTTATAGTGAAGATAATGAAGCACTGATTCGTGAACTTTCTTACACCAAACGTGATGGATTGATTCAAGTTGGTGAGTGGTTCTCTCTGATGAATTTGTTTACTAGTAAGAATAACGGTAGAATTTTAGAGCAGCAGATGATTAATATCTTCCGTCTTGCATATACTTTCCGATATACTTACTTCGCTCATTATCCTGTTCCTTATGGGATGAGTCTTTCTGGAACTCCACTGAATGAGACTATGGTTGCTTTGCATCAGATTCTTCCTCAGTTTCAGAAAGAACATAAACTACAAAAAGTTCAATGTGTTGTATTGACTGATGGTGAATCGGCAACACCTAAGTATCATCGTGAAGTTCAACGTCGCTTCGAAACTGAACCCTTCATGGGAACTGCTCATATTCATAGCAACTCTTTCCTGAGAGATCGTAAGACTGGAAACACCTATTCTTTAGATTGTGAGTGGTATCAATTCACTGATATCATGCTTCGCAATCTTCGTGATAATTTTAAAGATATTAACTTCATTGGCATTCGTGTTCTTGAATCTCGTGATGCTAATAGTTTTATTCGTCGCTATTGTGGATACTTTAGTGATGAGACTGAGAAACTCATTACGACATGGAGGAAGCAAAAAGCATTTTCTATCAAGTCTTCTGGATATTCCACTTACTTTGGCATCTCGGCAAATGCTCTATCACAAAATTCTGAATTTGAGGTTGTGGAATCTGCAACTAAAACACAGATTAAATCTGCCTTTATTAAGAGTCTAAAGTCCAAAAAAATGAATAAAAAAATTCTTGGTGAGTTTATTGAACTTGTTGCCTGATAAATAACAAGAAAGTATTACACAGGAACAATGTCTAGATTTGGAGATTTAATTTCTGGCAAATCACCTGCGCCAGCACCTACACCAGAACCTGTTGTGGAACCAGTATCTGCTCCTAAGCCTGAAGTTAAAAAGCAATCAGATTTGGAAACAATGGATAAAAAGCAACTGGAAGCTTATGGTAGAACTAAAGGTGTAGAACTTGATAGACGCCATAGCAAGCAGTCTTTAATCAAAGAACTTAAAGAGATTGACTGAACCAGTTTTACAACTGTCCTTGGGGGTGCTTATGCATCCCTTTTTAGTTGTATAATAACTTCAGTTGAAAAGAACAACCAAACATCATGACTATTTCCGCCGATTACATTCGCACTTCTCTACAAGCAGTGTATGGCGAATCTGTTACTGCCGCTGATATCCGTGCATGGTGTAGCATGAATGATGCTAATTATCAGACGGTTACTAATAAACTTACTAACTTTAAAACTGGGCGTGGTAAGTGGAATCTGACTGTTGCTGAGAAACTTGAGCAAACTTATCAGGCACCTCCTGCCATGCCTGCCATTGCACAAAACCTTATTCCTGAAAAAGATGATACCTTCGTCAAGTTTGGCAACTACAGTGATATTAAAAAAATTATTGAGTCCCGTCTATTCTATCCAACGTTCATTACTGGACTATCTGGTAATGGTAAAACGCTTTCTGTTGAACAAGCCTGCTCCCAACTCAAGCGAGAACTAATTCGCGTAAACATTACTATCGAGACTGATGAAGACGATCTTATTGGCGGTTTCCGTCTTGTTAATGGTGAAACCGTCTGGCACAATGGCCCAGTCATTGAAGCACTCGAACGAGGTGCTATTCTGCTCCTTGATGAGATCGACCTTGCCTCTAATAAGATTCTCTGTCTCCAAAGCATCCTTGAAGGAAATGGAGTCTTTCTTAAAAAAATCGGACGATTTATCCGACCCAGTGCAGGTTTCAACGTCATCGCAACAGCAAACACTAAAGGTAAAGGTTCAGACGATGGACGATTCATTGGAACTAACGTGCTCAACGAAGCCTTCCTAGAGCGGTTCCCAGTAACCTTTGAGCAGGAGTATCCTACCGTTGCAATTGAGACTAAGATTCTGAACAAGGTTTGTGACGATACTGAGTTCTGTAAGCGTCTTTGCGATTGGGCAGATATCATTCGCAAAACCTTCTATGATGGTGGTATTGAAGAAATCATCAGCACTCGCCGCCTGGTTCATATCGTCAAGGCATATAATATCTTTGGTGATAAAGCAAAGGCAATTCAAGTTTGTGTGAACCGATTTGATGATGAAACTAAGCAAGCATTCCTTGAACTATATGACAAAGTTGACGCCGACTTCCAACTCCCTGTGGATGGAGTACAAGAAGATACTGTGGGAGACCTTTCCTGAACTGTATCACTTTTCAACTTGGGCAGAGTGGGAGGAGAAAGGAACTTCTCTCACTGCCAAGTTGTATGGAACTCCTAAAGACCGTTACATAAACAAGTCTAGGGAAGTTGAGATATGGGATGATAAGTCCTGCATCTACAACAACATCATCTATCCCCGAACAGGTGAAGATCTTCCTTGCTTCGGTATGGATCTTATGGGTTTCTTTGATAAGAAAGTCATTATTGTATTTGACTTTCAACATCCAGTAGAGAATCACTTGTTTTCTGTTCCATCTCTACCAAAGGCAGATGGAACATTCAGATTTTTTGAACCTGGCAATCATTTCTCTGAAAATGTATTCATTCGTAAATGCACTATGAATGAGGTCAATAATTACCTAGATGACTTCAGTGCCTATTTACAAGTTTACAAAGAAATGTTAGAATCAAAGAAACCAAATAAGAACTTCATGTATGCAACTTACAAAAATTTTGATAAGTACATGAAAGATCTTGATCCTGTTGGTGGTTACCTTTCCAATAAGTTTGGTAAGGAAAAAGCAGAATCACTTGTAAATGATTTCCTTTTCTGCTATGGTTAACTCATGGTCCCTTCTATATGATGAACTAAAAATGGACGAATCTATTGATGATGGTATGCGCCCATGGGGGCACAGTAATTATGAATTCTTGATTAACAACCCTGATATGACTGAAAATAGAAAATACAAATATGATGAGGATGCGATCCTCAAAGAACTAAACGATTACATTGCTGGCACATACAATCAACACTATTCTGCTGGTGATGATAAAATTCAAACACTTGATCTGATTGAAGCGTGTGGTGATGGTGAAGCATTCTGCCGATGCAACATCCTCAAGTATGCCTCTCGTTATGATAAGAAAGGCACTGCACGACGTGACATTATGAAGATCCTGCACTATGCTGTACTTCTGATGCACTTCAATGACAAGAACGCAAAACGTGAAACTTACCCTCAATGAATCAACAAATGAAACTGTCTGACAACACTCTTACCATTCTCAAGAACTTCGCTGGAATTAACAATTCCATTCTTGTGAAGGAGGGTACTAAACTTCGAACCATTTCTGTCGCTAAGAACATTCTGGCAGAAGCAGACATCAAGGAAGAGTTTCCTCGTGACTTTGCTATCTACGATCTCAACCAGTTTTTGAATGGTTTGAGTCTGCACCAAGATCCTGATTTGGATTTTAAGGAAGATTCTTATCTTAGTATCCGTGAAGGTAAGCGTCGTGTTAAGTATTTCTTTGCCGATCCCAATGTAATCATTTCTCCTCCCGACAAGGAAATCAATCTTCCCACTCAAGATGTGTGTTTCCAACTTGATAGCGCCTCTTTGGAGAAACTAGTTAAGGCGGCACAGGTTTATCAACTTCCCGATTTGTCTGCAATTGGTGAAGCTGGTGTAATCAAACTGGTTGTTCGTGATAAGAAGAACGATACTTCTAATGAGTATGCTATCGTTGTTGGAGAAACCGATCAGGAATTTGTTTTTAACTTCAAAGTTGAGAATATTAAGATTATTCCTGGTGCTTATGATGTTGTAGTTTCCTCTAAACTGCTGTCTAAGTTTACGAACACCAAATATAATCTTACTTACTATATCGCCCTGGAACCTGATTCTACATTTGGATGAGACACATTCTTTTTACATTGAAGGGATGTCCTTATGGACTTCTTGATGATGAGGCTCACATTCGTAACGTATTAGCAAATGCCGCTCAGTTATCTGAGAGTACACTTCTTGGGATTCAATCGCATAAGTTTTCTCCTCAGGGAGTTACTGCTGTCGCTTTACTTGCAGAGTCTCATATCTCTATCCATACATGGCCTGAGAATGGTATGGCAGTATGTGATGTGTTTACATGTGGCGAACACACAAACCCTAGATCTGGTGCTACTTACATGTATGAGGCAATGGGAGCAACGGACTTAGTATCTGAAACTTTTAAAAGACCTTTATCATGAAAAACTGGGATGAATTGTTTGGCAATATGGCAGACGATGAAAAGTGTAAACTTGCTATTCTTCGAGTAATTGAGTGTAGTAATGGTGTTGTTCAACACATGTTTCGCGATGAAGATGAACTTGCTTTAAGTCTTGAAGAAACTAGAGATGCAATGAAGTTCTCCATGGGATGTATGAAGAGGATGGAGATTCCTCTCAGGAGTGGCACAATTACTTTCTCCGAAGAAACTGCATCTCTTATGAGAGAAGTTCGTGAATTGTATGTCAGTGGTTTTAAGAATGGTAATGATGAGGATATGCGAGAATTTCTTAAAGCATCAAAAGCAAATTTGAATGCTATAGGAGCAAAACGTATCTTGGACGCTCGTCAAATTGTCTTCAATGAGGTTGACGATTTACCCCCTGTTGCATTAGACTGGGGACTAAGTTACATCTTCAGTCTAGTCGGCTGGTTTAAATGAACATCTTTGTTACAGACTCTAGTCCTAGAGTTTCTGCACAATCACTCCCAGACAAACATATTGTAAAGATGCCTCTGGAAACATGTCAGATGGCATCTGTCATTTATTCTAAGCATCATTGGGATTGGGAACCTATCCACAAAAAGGATGGTGAACCTTATAGAACCACTGGTGGATTCAAACATCATCCCTGTACAGTCTGGGCAGCAAAGTCATATGAAAACTTTGCATGGATGTTGAGTCATGGGTTTGAATTGTGTTGGGAGTATGAGAAACGGTATGGTAAGAAACATACTTGTGAGAAGACTCTCAACGAGGCAATGTGTATCTTCCACAACCACTCTCAGATGATGCCACCTGACAAGAGATGGCACATCAATGACTACAGGAATGTCAAAGACTTTGTATTTGCAGGTCCTGATGAGTTCAAGTATGATAAGAGTATAGATATCTTCACAGCATATAAGAGATACATTGCATCCAAATCCTGGGTGAAAGACAACTATCTTCGTATCCCTGAGCGTAAACCAAACTGGCTATGACTAAACTAATTGAAAAGGACGATGCTCGGTATTTCACCGTCACGTCCGAAGAACCTTATGATAGACATCAATACAAGGTTGTTGCCAAATCTGGTGAAAGTTTTGTAACTGATGACTATATGCTTGCACAAGTATCCTGGTTCGAAAAAAATATCTGGTTATCTCATATTGAGGTTCTTGATAAACCAAAAGCAACCAAAGGTTTTAAATAATGAGTGATTTTATTTGGGTGGAGAAATACCGCCCCAAAACAATTGAAGAATGTATCCTTCCAGAGAGCACCAAAAATACCTTTCAATCTTTCCTAGATAAAGGTGAGATCCCTAATATGCTACTGGCGGGACCTCCTGGCATTGGTAAAACTACAGTAGCAAAAGCACTATGTAACGAACTTGGGGTAGACTGCTATGTCATCAATGGATCCGATGAGGGACGATTCCTGGATACTGTCCGAAACAATGCGAAAAATTTCGCTTCGACCGTATCGCTTTCGTCAACTGCAAAACACAAAGTCATCATCATTGATGAGGCAGATAACACGTCCAATGATGTACAACTCCTCCTACGGGCTTTTATTGAGGAGTTTGCTGGCAACTGCCGATTCATCTTCACCTGCAACTACAAAAACAAAATCCTTGAACCCCTTCACTCACGATGTGCCGTCGTTGAGTTTGGAATCAAAGGAAAGGATAGACAAACAATTGCCGCCCAGTTCTTTAAACGTATCCAAGAAATCTTGGATGCAGAAGGTGTTGAATATGATAACAAGGTCCTGGTAGAACTCATTAACAAACACTTTCCTGATTGGCGTCGTGTCTTGAATGAGTGTCAGCGGTATTCTGTTGGCGGAAAGATTGACTCTGGTATTCTTGCTACTTTCTCTGATGTTGCTGTTAATGAACTTGTTAAGAATCTTAAGGAGAAAAACTTTCCTGAGGTTCGTAAGTGGGTTGTCTCTAACATGGACAATGATACTACTGTACTTATGCGGCGTATCTATGATGCTTGTTATACATCCCTTACCAATGGCTCTATTCCTGCTGCTGTGCTCGTTCTTGCTAAGTATCAATATCAAGCAGCGTTCGTAGCAGATCAGGAGATAAATATGCTTGCTTGTTTAACTGAAATTATGGTGGAGTGTGAATTCAAATGAATGTTAAATTGATTCGTATGTGGTCTGGCGAAGATGTTATCGCTGACTTGATTGAAGAAAAAGAAGACAGTGTTGTCTTCTGTAATCCTATTATTGCCGTTCCAACTCAAAACGGACAAATTGGATTCGCTCCTTGGTCCCCTCTTCTCAAAGGGAAAAATGAGAACATTGAGGTTACTAAGAAGTATGTTGTATACATTGCAGATACTCAAGAACAGATTGCAGAGCAATACTCTGAAATGTTCTCCGTAATTCAGGCACCTAGTAAAAAACTGGTATTGTGATCATGAAAAAGGAAAAACTCAAGGCACAGGTTAAATCAAGATTCTATTACCTCTTCTGGGGTATTTGCACCGTAGCAGTTGTCTCTGGGCAACTATATGTTGGTGCTGGATATCGCATCATGGCAGGTTCAGTGCTTCGATTGACGATGGGTATGGAAAGTGTATTGTCTAACCCCTTACGCTAATGGGATTACTAAAAATTAACAAAGAGAATCTTGTAGATCCTAAAGTAAAGACTACTCCTGAAAATGTAGAAGAAGCAAATCAAGCACTATATCGTGCTAGACTAAACCTACCTGCTGCTGCAAAACACTGTGGTATGACTGAGAAGGAAATGAAACTAACCTTCTTTGAATATTTGAAGTATCATCCTAAAGATTATGAAAGCCCTGAAGACTCCATTACGCTACCCGGGGGGTAAATCCCGTGCCTGCACTAAGATGGATTCATACTTCCCCGACCTTAGGGAGTATGATGAATTCCGTGAACCGTTTTTGGGCGGTGGTAGCGTAGCAATTCATATTACCAAGAAGTATCCCAATCTAAAGATTTGGGTTAATGACTTATATGAACCTTTGGTGAACTTCTGGCAACAACTCCAGATGTTTGGACCTGAGATGAGAAACAAACTCGTGGAGTTGAAGTCCCGTTATCCAGATCAAGGTTCTGCAAGAGGACTATTTTTAGAATCAAAAGAGTATTTAAACGATGAAAACAACACTGATCATTTCTGGCGTGCTATCGCTTTTTACGTTGTCAACAAATGTTCCTTCTCAGGTCTTACTGAGTCATCATCATTCAGCAGACAAGCAAGTGATTCCAACTTCTCAATGCGAGGAATCGACAAACTGCCCGCCTACGCTGAACTGATAGCACATTGGAGAATTTCCAATTATTCTTATGATTATCTACTTGATGAAGGTTCAGAACAGAATGCTTTTGTGTACTTAGATCCTCCTTATGATATTAAGGATAATCTCTATGGACACAAAGGTTCAATGCACAAGAGATTCAATCATGACAAGTTTGCTGAGGATTGTTCTAATTGTGGGTTGCATCAATTAGTAAGTTATAATTCCGATCAGTTAGTGAAGGATAGATTTAAGGATTGGAATGCCGCTGAGTTTGATTTAACTTATACAATGCGCTCAGTTGGTGAGTATATGAGAGAACAACAAAAACGTAAAGAACTACTGCTTTTTAATTATGGAATTGAAGGATTGGTTGAACAGTATCAATCAGACGAAAGAGAATCTGATTGAAGAAGATTCTTCACTTGAGAAAGAATATCCTCCTTATATTATCAACCGTTGTTTCTCTGGACATCTTGATGCCATCATGTTTGCAAATGAAATGAATCAACATCATTTCCTTCCTAAGAAGTTGCAATATGATTTTTATCTAAATAGTCTGAGGAAAAAGAAGAGATTTTCTCCCTGGCTCCGACAAGATAAAGTCAAAGATCTTGATTATGTCAAACGATACTATGGTTATAGTAATGAAAAGGCAAAGCAAGCTTTGAAGATTCTCACAGAAGAACAACTTAATTTTATTAAATCGAAATTTGAAACTGGAGGAAAAAAATGAGCGTTGTTAAGGAACCCGAAGTAAAGTGGTCGCCTGAACAAATGGTTGAGGTCGCTCTTAGTGAACCAGATGACTTTTTGAAAGTGCGTGAAACTTTGACTCGTATCGGAGTGGCATCACGGAAAGAAAAGAAAATCTATCAGTCCTGTCACATTTTGCATAAGCAGGGTAGATACTATCTTGTTCACTTTAAAGAATTGTTTGCACTGGATGGTAAACATGCAAACCTGACTATCAATGATGTTCAGCGTCGCAATCGCATCGCTCAACTCCTTGCTGACTGGGGATTAATTGAGATTATTGATGCCACTAAGATTCAAGACATTGCACCATTGAATCAGATTAAAGTTCTGGCATATAAAGACAAGCAAGATTGGATTTTGGAAACAAAATATAATATTGGTTCTAAGAAAAAGAAGGTTCAAGAAACTGAATAAATATAAGGAGGTAAAGATGCCTCCTTTTTTGTTGCATGAGCATATTTTCGAACGTAAAGAAATATAGAAAACCACTGACGGATATTGATGGCAAAATCCGTCAGTTGGAAGAGAGAATGACGGTTGCTGGTTTTTATAACCAGTTAGATGATCCCGGTCAACCAGAGATACAGGGAGAACCCACTGACGAGTATCTGGGAGATCTTGCAGATCTTGATAATTTTGAGGTTCCAGATCAGACTGGAAGTAGTCCAGATATGAGTCAATTGACTGCAACAGATGCTAATGGAAATGTTACAAACCTTTTGTCGGTTCCAGCAGGTGCAGAAAATAGTGGTGGAGTTGGTGTAATCAGATATGGTAGTTTCGGTGCAGGCGGCGGCGCAGTATATGCGGTATTACAATCAAATAACAGAGAAGGTTCTAGTTGGATTACTGGTAGTGTTTTTGAAAATGGCGGTGATCCAGCGGTTGGTGATTGGGTAGAAGCAAACTTTAATAAATGGACGGCGGTGCAATGGCATTTTTATAGAAATCCTGGACTAGCAGATGCTGCTTTTACTCCAATTGCTAGAAATGTTGGACCTGGTGGTAATTTTACACTTTGGGGTTGTAGTTTACTTGTAATTAAGAATCCAAACTTTGTAAATCAAAAATATATTGCACCATCATTCACTAGATTTGGTATGGGTGATCCCAGTTATTATGGGGGACCGTATCTTCGATATAGAGGCAGCGGTGGCGGCGGTGGCGGCCGCCGCATCAAAGGTCGTCTTGGTGGACTTAGCAATGCTGCTCGTGGTATGGGCGGTTTTGTTGGGGGATTTACAGGAAAGAACTTTAGAAAATTCTTAAGAAACGCTGCTAAGGCAGGTATCCCTGTTGGTGATATCAATCAAGCGACAAGAATTTTCATGGGACATCCACCTGCTCCCCCTAAGCGTGATAGACCACCACAATTAGATATCCCAAGACAAGTTTCTCCAGTCCCACCAGATCTTCCAGGATATGACGATGCTCCTGTGGACATGCCACAGATTGAACCAGATCCTAAACCAACTCCAACACCAACTCCACTTCCAACACTTCCAACACCTAAACCAACTCCAACACCAACGCCTAAACCCACACCGACTCCTACACCTCCTAGGAGATCTCCTGGGCGAGGAGCAACTTACACTCCATCACCAGATGATCTTACAAATATAGGCGCAAAAACTCCACCTCCACCAAAAGGATATGGTGATAGAGGGAAGTTCTTTGATGATTACTATACAGGAACTTTTGAATCGACTGGTAATGATTATGTTGATAAGGCATTCAGTAGAACAAAAATTCCGACATCGGGATCAGAGACGGTGCAGAGGAGCTACAAGGGCCTTGTAATTAGACTGGCAGAACAATTAACCAAAGCAGAAGAACTTCTTAAAAGCTATAGAAATATGATTCCACCTTCGGGAGATTCTTTTGCTGCGAGGATGGCAAGAGCACACCTTGAAAGAGAAACATCTAATAGGCAAGCAGAAGTATTTGAGTTGCAGAGAAGAATTATACAAACACAAGGAGAAGTTAATCAATTATACTTAAATGCAAAGAATGATTTTGAGCAGGGTGGTAGTGTTATTGATTATGTTGATACTTATAAGGATAGTCATCCAGCAGAAACTGATAAGGTAGTAGAAAAAGCAGTTAATGATAACTTTGATAAAGCACAGAAGGAATTTTCTTCTAACAAAGAAGCAATTCTCAAAGAGTTGATGAAAGATCCTCTGTTTAGAGTTGGAAAAAATCTTGCAGAATATTCTGCTCCAACAACCGCTAAACTTTTTCTTGATTTCCTTACCGGAGACTTACCTCCCACTATTGATAATGCTTATCTTGGTAATGATTATGTAAAT